TCTCACCTCAGCGATCAGGTCTTCACGCTCTTTCCAGAGGTCTTGGTCGATCTCAGCAACGATGTGCTTCGTGACAAGCGCGGAAAGCACGGCGGGCTCAAGCGCATCAAGTTCCCATGACTCGTTGCCGTGCTTGCGTTGGTAGCTGGCGAAACGGCTGTCAGTGACCTTCGCCGGGTTGGGTGGCGGCGCGTACTTTTCGACCTGGGTCATGTTGAGCGCAATCCGGCGCACCTCAACATTCGATGCAGCGCCGTCCTGCTCAAGAAAAAGCTCGATCCGCTCTTGCAGGTCGCGCGTCATGTCGATGCCTGAGGGGTCGTGGTCGCCCAGGTGGAGCACGAGGCAATCCTGCCCATCGGTGATTGCGGGCATCAACTGGGTTTCGACCAGCTCGCGAACGATGGACACCGACGGGTAGCCCTTTGCGGCGAGCAGGGGAACGTCGTACTCACGAGTCGGTCGGTCCAGGACGCCGGCGAGCGCGGCCTTTTCAACGATGACGAACACGCGGCGCTCCTGCCCTTCCCACATGTCCATGTGGTACTGCTGCGCGACCGCATGAACGATGTCGGCGCCGGAGTTCCAGCGATTGCGCACGACGATATCTCGACCGCGGTCCTCGATCATGTCCCAGTCGAGCAGACCCGCGAGGCGAGCGTCGTTGATGATCGACGCGACGCGCTTGTAGCTCCGCTCGGTGTTCGGGACGACATCCCGCGCCACGAGCTGGTAGTAGAGCTGACGCACTGAAAGCACGTAGCCTTCTCGTTGGTACTCGCCGACAAGGCGGTCGAGAAAGTCAATCAGCGCGCGCGTCTCGCTGCTGAAGCGGAATGTGCGGTATGCCTGCTTCATGCCGTGGCCTTCAGTCCCGCGAGGGTTCGGCGGACTTGCAGCGAGAGATATCGGTCGTGGAACTCTTTGCGCCAGTCCTTCCACGTCTTCGCTTCGCGCTCTGCGGAGTCGAGGCGCAGCCAGTCGGCCGGGGCGACCGGCTGCACGGTGCCATCGCCCAAGACGGGCCACGGCAGGTGCTGGGCCGCGTCGTAGGGCGTGAGGTCGCGCCTGGCGGTGGCGAGGGCTTGCGAGTCGATGGAGCGCAGTAGTTGCTTGTGGCCCGCGAAGACGGTCAGCAGCTTGAAATGCTCGCGCACGGTCTTGGCGTGCTCGGCTTCGAACATCGTCCATGCTGCGATGCCTGCCGTGCCCATGCTGAAGCTGTTGACGGCTTGCTTGGCTGGGCTGATGAGGTCGTTCGTGTAGGCCTCGTGCGCGTCATGCATCAGTGCGGCCATCTCCACGAAAACCGAGGCGCCGGCTCGGCGCGCGATGTCGGCGCAAACGAGGCTGTGTTCCGCGACGCTGTACGGGCGCGAGGTCGCGCCGTTGAACTGGGCCACGATGGCGAGGTGATGGGCAACGTCCTCGATCTTCACGGGCCGCCCGCACGCGGCGAGCGAAGTCGGGCCGGCGAGGTGGTACTCGGCGCCGCTGGCGGTAAGCATCCACGTCATTGCGACACCTCCGTCGCGCTGTGTGTTGCCTGGGCGCGAAGGGCTGCGCGGTGCTCGTTGTAGATGCGCATGAACGCTTCGCCGGCCGGGTCGCCGAAGGGGTAGCGGCATGCTTCGTTGGGGGTCTGCCCCTTCTCGGCGGCGGCCTTGGCCTCGCGCTCGATGGTGGCGAGTGGGGTGATGGGGAATGGCATGTTGTTGCGCTGGTGGTGCAGGGTTAGGCGGCTTGGGCTGCGGCGCGCGCGCGTGCGGGCAGCAGCTCGCACGCGCGAATGGCAGCGTGGATTTCCGGCTGGTGAACGCCGGGCATCGAGCGGGGATTGATGAGTTCAAGGCGCAGGGCGTCGCCGGCCTTGAGGCTGGGGTGCTGTGCGCGCCATGCCGCGGCCTCGGGGCCGACCCAGCGCACGACGTAGCCCTCGACCGCGCGAGGGCCTTGGTTGTCGACAACGCGCATCTTCAGCACGAAGTCGCCGGCATCGTTCTTGTGCTCGCTGACGGCGGGGCGCGACGGGTAGTTCTTGCCCACGAAGAAGAGTCCGGTGGTGGTCGTCGTCACGCCTGGGCACCTCGCTTCATCTCGGCGGCGGCGCGCTTGAGCGTCTTGCGGATGTCCGTTGCGAAGCTCGGCGTGTAGTTGAAGCGGTGGTCAGCGAGGCCGCCGACAGGACCGGTGCGCTGCGGCTGCTTGGGCCGGCGCGGGCGAGGAGAGGTAATCACGATCATGGAAGGCTCCAGCCATAGACAGCCATCGCGGCGAGCACGATGGGCAGGACGACGAAGACCGCCACTGCAGCAGCGGTCGCGAGGGCGCGCGGGGAGGGCGCAACAGGCGATGTCCTCATGGGGCCATTGCCGGTTCGGTGGAGAGAGGTCGAGCGCATGGCTGCCCTTTCAGAAGGGGCAGGCCGCTGCAGCGCGGCCGGGGGTTGTGAGGGCGATTTCGAGCGCGATGTCGAACACCTCTTCATCAGAGGCGCCGTATCGGCTCGCGAGCAGGGCCACGCTCATCGGGTTGCGCTCGCAGTACGGCGAACCCGGGCGGTGCTCGTAGTGGTATCCGCCGCACCGGCACAAGCGATGGCCGGTTTCGCGCAGGTGCTGCGTGAACAGGCCATAGCTGCGGCGCCGCGTGCGGCACTCGGGGCAGCGGAAAAGGAATGCCATTACGCGGCGCCCCCTTCCTCTGCGCTTGCCTTGGCAGACTCGAGAATGGCCTGCAGCTCACCGCGGCAGTGGGTCCACCAGTCGGCGCCGTGGGTGCTGTACTTGCTCAGCATCCAGTGGATGACGGTGGCTTGCTCGGCCTCCGCCTTGCCCGCGATGTCTGCGCCGCCGATGCGAAGCACCGCGGCGATCCGCGTGCACGCAAAGTTCGGGCGCCCGAGAATTTCCCGCAGGTCGTCGTTTAGCGGCGGCAGCGTGAACGTGGTGTGCTGCGTGCTCATGCGATGGCCTTCGCGTAAGGCGACTTCAGCCACTCGCCGAAGCGCAAGCCGCTGGCTGCCTCAAGGAAGGCTTCGTAGCGGCGCTGGCTGCGCGTCATCGGCCGCACGGTGCCCATGTCGAGGTACTGAACCTCCCACGTCGGATGTGCGTTGCGAATCACGCCTGGCTTGTCGACGTCGAAGTTGATGTCGATGTAGTGGCCTCGGTCGGAGGCGATGACGCCGGGCTTGCCGGCGACGATCACGCGGCGGCCGATGGCAGCGGGCACGTTGTAGTGCTGGCGCACGTATGCGAAGGGCGTGCTCATCCTTGCCCTTTCACGTAGTCGGCCATGACCCAATAGCAGGCGTTCACGAGCTGGGTGTCATTCATCGCCTGCAGCACTTCGCGCGACTCGGAGCATTCCTCGAAGCTCAGTGTGTGGTCGATGATGTCCGCGCGTTCTGCGGGCGAGAGCACCCCGTCATCGTCGAGGCCGGCGAAGCCGCGGAAGCGGTGCAGGAAGAGGTCTTCGACGCGCTGGCCGATGGTCAAGGTGCTCCACTGGCGGACCTTGTTCATCAGGTGGCGTTCGTTCTCGATGCAGTGCTTGACCGTTCTCGATGAGCGGTCTTCGAGGATGGCGATGGCTTCGCTCGTGGAGATGCCGCCCCGTTCGGCCAGCCGCTCCAGCGTCTGACCATGGTTGCGCAGAGCATGCACCTCGTGAGGCGCGAGCATGGCGAGGGGAATTTCGCTCAGCAGGGAGCTGCCCATGATCGGCATGGTTGTGCGCTGCGTGGTGCTCATGCCGCGCTCCCGGTGGCCCTGTCGAGCCGCAACGCGCCAAGGATCACGCGGACGACGATTGCGCGCGCCGGATCATTGGGCGCCAGCAGGGGCATAACGTGCTGCGCGCACAGCAGAGGGTCAGCGCGTAGCCGGCCGGAAACGACGGTCAATGCAGCCTGCGCCGGCAGGGGGGCAGGCAGTGCCCAGCGGTCGCCATACCAGAAAGCGCGAGCGGAGCACGCATCTTTGATGGCCGTGGTGCGGGCCTCGGGCGTCTTTGCGAAGCGGCCGAAGGCGCGGAGGTCGCTGCTGTTCTGGCGGTAGGCGCGCTTCGCGTCGCTGCGCCCCGGTGCGTGCTGCGCGCTGCTCATGCGTAGCTCCTGGCGGCCTTGGGGATGGCGGCGCCGCCAAGCAGCAGAAGGCCGCCGCGCTTGCGGATCATTTCGACGGTGTGCTCCAGCGCCGACTCGGTATGCACCAGCGCGCGAACCCGCGCGCGGAACATGGTGCTGCCGACCTTTGCGCGGCGAACCAGCCGGGTCATCTCCGCAACCGCTGCCGCGTCTTCGTGGAAAGCCGGCAAGAACAGGTCGCTAAGACACTCGGTGTCCACTGTCAAAGGTGCCGGCGTTTGCTGCGCCGCGTTCATGCCGCACCTCGCGCACCAAGGTTCATCGCGTCGATTTCGCCGTTCAGCGCCATTGCGCGCGCGGCGAACTCGGCGGCCATCGGGTGGGCCTGTTCGACGTACTGCTCGACCGCCGCATCGGCAATGCCGGGCAGGCTGATGCTGCCGAGCTTCAGCGCCTTGTCGGCGAGCGGCACGCCGAGGGCTTGCCAGTTCGCAATACCGGCTGCGCTGCAACGGTAGAACGCCTGGCGGCGGCCACGAATAGTGCGAACCCAGATGTCTACGCGCGCTGAGCTGGTGGCCGCGTGGCGAGTGGCGGCGCGGCTGTCGGTAGCGTGGTTGATTTGAGCGCGGGCCACGGCATCAGCCCTCGATGCGCTCGACTTCGGAGACTGGGCACCCGGTGACGTGTTGCGCGCTTATGAAGGCGGCTTCGGCATTCGCGGCCTTCAACTGGACGAAGGGGTGTGCGCCGGTTTCTGAGGGGGCGAGCTGGCCGAAGCCATCGCGGGGAACGAAGAAGCAGCGGTAGCTGCGCGTCGCGGGGAGTTTCGCCATCGTCATCTCCAAGGTGGCTGCGGAATGCAGCACTTGGATTGAAGTCTAGAATAACTAGACTTAATGAGTCAAGCGAAACTAGTCGATTCGGCAAGCATTTCTTGACTGGGTGGCTTGTGGCGAGAAAAAGCCGCCCTGATGGCGGCTCAAGAAAAAGCGGTGCTGAGTTGTCGCTACTACCAGAGGGAAGTGATCTTTCGCCGTGGGACTGGATGCGCGATGTAGTAGACCCAGTCCACATCCTCAAACCGATAGTGAAGCACCACTGAGGTGTTGTAGCTGCCAAGTCGGTAAGCGCCGCGCTGCGAAAGCAGGCGCTTGATCATCGTGACGCCCGAGGTCAGCCGAACCAGTACATCGTCCTCCAGTTCAGGCGTGGTCCCTGGCTCCACCAGCGCGAAATCGCCAGGGGTGTACTTTGGAACCATGCTTTCTTCGGAAACTTCCACGAGGAAGGCGTGGGGGTCCGTACTCGCCACAAGCCCGTATTGATCCGTTGCTCCTACTGGATGGTCTCCATCGCTCCAAATTCGCTCTGACAAGCCGCCAGCGCCTTTGCCGACAACCCATATGCGATGCGGCTTTGTCGGGTCGACGAGGATTGCTCCATCAGGCAATTGGGGGGCGAGTTCGTTAGGCGGCGGCGGCGTGCTGGCGCTCTCACGGCCAAACGGATGAGGGTATCCGGTGACCTCTGCGATCTTCTGGATTTGCACAAAGCTGGGAGCGGTTTTGCCGTTCTCCCAAAACCCTGCCGTTGCCTTGCTCCGACCCATGGCGTCGCCGAGCTGCTCAAGCGTCCAGCCTTTGTGTTTTCGGGCGGCACGCACCCAGTCTTTCAACTCCATTCCTTCATCGTAAAGAAAAACTTGACCTCGCGAGGCAAGTAATACTTGATGTGACTGTCTAGAAATACTAGACTTCACGGAAACTGCCAAAGGATCAAGCATGGAACACCCCGTAGACAGAGCTGCAAAGGTTGTTGGTTCTAAAGCCGCACTTGCGAATGCGCTGGGCGTTACCAAGGCTGCCGTCGGTCAGTGGAAAGACGAAGGGCGGCGCGTGCCCGCTGAGCATTGCCCGTCCATTGAGCGCTTGACCTCTGGTGCCGTGCGCTGCGAAGAACTGCGGCCTGACGTGGCGTGGGGGGTATTGCGCCGCGACCAAGCTGCCGACGCGCCGACGGAGAGCGTGCATGCAGATCGGTGAAACGGCTCTACCAGTCTCTTCGGGAGAAGTCGGGGCCAGCGCTACGGCGTTGGATCGATTGGCGCGGCCTCGGCTCGATGCTGACGCTAACGTTGCAAAGCGGGCAGTGGGCAGCGTAGGGCCCCACATGGAGGACGCCTTTCTTGCCGGCATCGAAACACGGCTGGCAGACGAAGTGTTCAGGCTCGTCAGCGCGCTCCGCGAGTTCAGCGGCAGGACGCAATTGATATGCCAAGAGTTGCCCGAGCGAGCCCACCTTAGCAAGTCGGTAACGGGCTTTCTCAGCCTCATTGGTCTCCAACTCGCGGATGCGCTCGCGAAGGGCTTGGATCGTGCCGTCCTTTTCGATGACAGCGCCCAGTATCTCGGAGAACTTGGCTTGAGCCTGGAGGATCTTTTCCGAGAGATCGATCTGGATGGCCGCCGCCTTCTGGCGGTCGCGCTCATCGACGAGCCCGCGCGCCATGGTGCCAGCGACAGAAAGGATGCTGATAAATGCGCCGATCTCGCCTGACATATCTCGAGCCTTCCGCAAAAGTACAAGCCACGAATGGTACGTTGCAGCGGCCCGGGGAAGGCGAGCATGTCTGACGCCATCACCATGACGATTTCCATTGACTGCTCGCCGGTGCTCGATCCGGCTGAGGAACTGCTGCTACTTCTTGAACGCTTTCCGAAGCACGTCGCCGACGCCCTTGTGCAACGCGCGCTCGATCTTCTGGATCTCGGCTTTGAGACTGAAAGTGTTCCCGCAGCGGCCACAGGTAGCTGTGTCTTGCGTTTGCGCAGTCTCGCCCTTGCTGAGTTGGTCGGAACCGCACGCCGGGCACTTGATGGTGGCTGTCCCCAGGTTGTAGGTGGTCATGTCTGCGCCCCGAAGGGTCCGTGTTGTGGCGATGCGGATTGTGCCCTTCGGGGCGTCGGCGCCCGTTTGACCGTGCAGTCTGCGGAGCGAGGGCACTCATGCGTGATGTAAACGCCATCTTCAATGGCTGTAATGCACGAGCGGTTGCCCAAGCCTCGGCGCTGTTGCCGAGCGCAGTGATTCGCAGGGTGCAGGCGGCGGAGAAGGAGCGTCGCAAACTGCTCAAGCTGTTGGAGGCGGGCGCTTCGCTTTCCCAATTGCAGATTGAACATCTGCGCCAATCGGGGGAGGCGGCTCTTCCCCAAGGTTCGCGCCCAGGCTTGCTACCCGCGTCACCAGTTCGCCAATCGCCACCATTCGCCGGGCCGACACGGCCTGATGCGCGCGCATCCGCTCCACGCATAGTTGCATCCAAGAAGAAAAGGAGTCCACGGTGAGTGGTTCGACTTGTTCTTCTTCCGAGGGGGCAGAGAGCGGCAACTGCGCTGTATACACGATGGCCGACTCCAGCCTTTGCACGTGCGCACGGATGGCTGTGCTGTCCACTTCGATCAGCAGCAGCAACTGTCCAAGGAAATATTCCATGGCCTCGAGCCGCTCTTCCACGGTGGGCGTGGTCGAGGGTCGTTCGGGCGTGTTCATGCCTGCCCCTTTCGTCTTCGTTGGTTGTGTGAGAACGGCCATGGTAGGGCGGAAGAGTGCGGGCGCCACATTTTTTGGAGCCGAAGCCCCTCGGGCACGTGATTGGTTGGGGGAGCGCGCGCGCAGCTTCAAGCGCGCCGCCGCAGAGAGGGGGCCGCGCCTCAGATGACCCGAACCTCCCTCCACCTGCTAGCGCTCGCGGCGCAACGCGAGCGGCGCATTGCCACGTGCTCACGACCACCGCGCGTCCGCCAGGCGCACCACGTCGACGGCGGGCGTGAGCACGCGTCGGCACAGCCCCTCGAGCGTCTTCGTCTGCCGCGGTGTGCGTGCGCCATGTGCCAGCGCGCTCGCCGAGCAGATGGCGATCCACGCCGAGACGGTTTCCCGGTTGATTTCGGGCTCCACCTCCAGCAACAGCACGAGCTGCTGCAGGAATTGCTCGATGGCATCGATTCGCTCGCTGGGCGTGGGGGCGAAGGCTTCCATGGCCGGCTGGTCTTTCTCTTCTCTTGAGGTTTGCATGAACGCAACTTTCTCAATTCCGGGCCATCTCGCCTATGGCGGCGATGAGCCCAATCCCTCCAGACCCGCAGGGCAGGACATCCTCGATGCGGTCTACAACACGGTGCACGGGTATCCGGGTGGCGTCACGGCGCTGGCTGCACGCATGGGCATTCCCGTCAACACGTTGACGCACAAGGCCAACCCCAACACGACCACGCACCAGCCCAACCCACGCGAGCTGATCGCGATGCAGGCCTTCAGCGGCAATTTCGCGGTGCTCCATGCGATGGCCGAGGCCTTGGGCCACACCTGCACGCTGGCGACGCCAGACCAGTCCGGCGCCGATCCGGTCGAGGCGCTGATGCGCCTGCACTCGGCCTTCGCCGACTACGTGAGAGCCACGGCCGACGCGGTGCGCGAAGGCGAGGGCGCTGTCACGGGCAATCAGGTCCGCCGGGCGGACTACGCCGCGCAGGAGGTCATCGCGGCCGTGGGCCACGTCATGGCGCTTCTGCGCGGACGTATGCGGAAGGCGCCGCAGACATGAGACGTGGAGAAATGGATCTGCCACCCGATATCGACCTGGCGGGCCTGCTCGCACGGGTCGATGAAGTGGGCGATTGCCTGATCTGGAACTGCTACGCCCTCGATGGCCTGCATCCGCAGTGGCGCGTGGGCGGGCGACTGTGGAACGTGCGACGCCTGCTGTGGCTGCTCGTGCGCGGTCCGCTCGTGGCCGGCCTGCAGGTGGGTGTCGGCTGCGATGTCGACCTGTGCGTGCATCCCGACCACCTGGCGGCACGCACGCGCTCGCAGGCATGCGCCGGCAAGCCGAAGACCGCAGCACACCGGGTGCGCATCGCGCTGGCGAAGCGGGCCGATTCGACGCTGACTGCGGACATCGTGCAGGCGGTGCGCATGAGCGCAGAGCCGGGCGTTGTCCTCGATGAGCAGCTTGGGCTTTCGCGCGGCTACGCCTCGAAGTTGCGCACAGGAGCGGTTTGGCGGCAGCACGGGTGCGCGTTCGGCGGCCTGGGGGAGCGTGCAGCGTCATGAGCATCAAGGTGATGACGATGGTGTTCGACCGCTACCCCGTGGGCGGTAGCGAGCGGCTACTGGCGCTGGCCATTGCAGACCATGCGCACGATGACGGGACGCACATCTACCCGGCCATCGACACGCTGGCGAGCAAGACGATGCAAAGCCGCAGCACGGTGCAGCGGCAAATCGCCAAGATGCTCGCCATCGGGTGGCTCGAGCGCGTCGGGTCGAAGACGGGGCGCGGCTACGTCAATGAATACCGTATTTCGTCGGCATGGATCAGAGGGGAGCTGCTGCCTTCGCAGATCGCTCCGCCGCTTGTTACAGACGTGAGGCCCAGTTATCCACAAGCAGGTCAAATTGACACCCTTATTTCTGCGCAGAAGGGTGTCATCCAGAGCGAAAAGGGTGTCATCCACGACGTGAAGGGTGTCACAGCTATGACACCCGAATCTTCAGAACCGCCAAAGAACCGAACCCCCCTACCCCCCGAAGGGGGAGCGACGGGTTTCGATCAAGTCTTTGCGGAATACCCGAACCATGCCAATCGGGCGAAGGCAGAACGGCAGTGGCGTCGGCTCGGGCCCGATGCGGCATTGCAACAGGCCATGCTCGCCGCCATCGCCGTGCAGCGGCACAGCGTGAAGTGGACGAAGGACAAGGGCCAGTTCGTGCCCGAGTTCCACACCTGGCTGCGCAACGCGGGGTGGCGCGACGACGTGAGCGAGCGTGGCCCGGTCGTGCCGTGGGACACCAACCGCAGCACCATCGAAGCCAAGGCTGCCGAGCTGGGCATGGCCCCTTGGAACGAGAGGGACCTGAGCGTCAACCGTGAGACTTTCCACGCCTACACCGAGCGCGTGCGCCGTCTGGTCGAGCAGGAGGCTGAATGCGCATCGACCTGAAGCTCGACGGCATCGAGTCTGTGCGCGGTGCGCTCAACAAGCTCACCGGCAATCAGGCGCGCGATGCGTTCGCCGCGGCCCTCAACGACACGGCCTTTCGCGTTCGTCGAGAAATGCAAAAGGAAATGAGGGCGGTCTTCGACAAGCCGACGCCGTACATCCTCAAGAGCGTGTACGTCCGGCAAGCCACGCGGCAGCGGCAGGATGTGGCCATCGAGCCCACCTACTTCGGCGGCAAGGGTGTTGACCCGCAGAAGATCCTTCAGGCGCAGGAGTTCGGCGGCAGGCGCGCGGACAAGCGCAGCGAGGTGGCGCTGCGCCGCGTGGGCATCCTACCTGCCGGCTATCAGACGGTCATTCCTGCGAGCCCATACCCGGGCAGCGATGACGGCCGGGGCAACCTGCGCGGTTCATTCCTTTCACAGTTGCTGTCGTACTTCCGTGCATTCGGTGAGCAGGGCTACAGGGCCAACATGACGGACAAGCGTCGTGCGCGCGTGCACCAAGGCTCGAAGAAGGTCGATGGTCGCCGCTACTTCGTGGCCTATGGGCGCTTGCGCAGTGGGCCGACTGCACACCTGCCTCCTGGCATCTGGGCGGCAGCGGGTACGCATGGGGTTGATGTGCGCCCTGTGCTGTTGTTCGTGCAGGTGGGTGATTACGTGCCGCGGCTCAGCATGGAGACGGTGGCCGAGCATGCCGATGTTGATGCGTACATGGCGCGTCGGCTGCGCTACCGAATCAGGCAGGCGGTGGGCGAATGAAGACGGCCAAGGCAGACATGCGCCACCGCACGGCGCCGAGGGGGCGATGCGAGAAAACAGCATCGACCAGGGGAGGGCGCGGGTCCCTCCTGGAGGCCTGCCGTGCGGGTAATTCGAACCGCGTCCTCGGACTGTTCACCGAGCTTCCTAAGGGGGTTAAGTGAAGGTAGTTGAAGCTATGGGAGTGGGCATCACGCAAGCGGAGTTCGCTGCGCTGGTCGGCGTGAGCGAGGCGAAGGCGAGCCAGCTGGTGGGCGAGGGCATCATCGAGCGCGGCCAGACCGCCCATGCCTGGCTGCTCGCCTACTGCGAACGCCTGCGCGAGGTGGCCGCGGGCCGCGCATCGGTCGAGGCCGGCGGGCTTGACCTCGTGCAAGAGCGCGCCAGGCTGGCGCGCAGCCAGCGCGAGGCGCAGGACATCAAGAACGCCGTGGCCCGCGGCGAGTTCGCGCCCATCGGCCTGCTCGCCGACGTGCTCGGCATGGCATCGAGCGCGGTCGTGGATCGCTTCGAGCAGCTCGAAGGTGCGCTGCGCAAGGCGTGCCCTGACTTGCCGGACGAGGCGAAGGCCACGGTGCAGCAGGTCATCGCGAACGCGCGCAACGAGTGGATTCGTGCAACCGAAAAGCTGGTGGTGCTCGAGCTGGATCGGCTGGTGTCCGACGACGAAGGCAGCGCCGAGGACGTGCTCGGCGAAGAGGCGGGGCAGTAGTGGCTGAGTACGTTTCGCGTGAAACATTGCGCGCCGTGATCCACGCGGTGAGCCTCGGCCTCGGCAGTCTGCGCGCCGAGGTTTTCCAGACGCTCAGCGAGTGGGCCCCCGACAACTTCAAGCTGGCCGGCGAAAGCTCGCACCAGAAGGGCGGATGGATCGCGTGGTTCTTTCAGATCGGCATCCTCGACTTCATGAGCGACGACCGCATCGAGGAACTCGATGTGATGAAGTCCAAGCGCGTCGGCTACACGAAGATGATCACCGCCTTCGTGGCCTACAACATCGCGCACCGCCGGCGCAAGCAGGCGCTCTGGCAGCCGACAGACGACGACCGCGACAGCTACGTCAAGAGCGAGATCGATCCCATCCTTGATGCGCGCGACGGCGTGCCCTCGGTGCAGGCCGCGCGCCGCAAGGGTGGTGGAAGCGACGACACCATCAAGATGAAGAAGTTTCGCGACAGCGTTCTTCATCTACTCGGCGGGAAGGCCAAGCGAGCCTATCGGCGCATCACCGTGGCGATTGCCATCCTCGATGAGTGGTCCGCCTTCGACCAGACCATCGAGAAATCTGGCGACCCGGGCGGCCTGGCGAAGGGCCGCCTCGAAGGCGCTCCCTATCCGAAGTTCGTTGGCGGCTCGACGCCTGGCTTCAAAGGGCTGTGCCATGTCGAGCGTGCCGTGCTCAACGCCGAGGGCTTCGTTCGCTTCTACATCGACTGCAAGCACTGTGGCCTCGAGCATCCGCTCGCATGGGGCGACAAGGGAAAGCTGCACGGCTTCAAGTGGGACCGCGGCAACCCCGCCAGCGTGCACCATGTCTGCCCGCATTGCCGCAAGTCCATTCGGCAGAGCGACTTCCTGCAGGGCGGCCTTCCCATGCAGGGCACCTGGGTGTGCGAGAAGACGGGAAAGAGGTTCGGGCCGGACCGAGTGTGGCGCGACAGCGCCGGCATGCCCACTCGCCCGCCGAAGACGCTGGGTGTGCACATCTGGGCCGCGTACAGCCCGCAGCGCACCTGGGAGAGCATCGTCAAGGAATTCGAGGAAGCGCTCGACGCACTCGCCCGCGGCGACTCGGGGCCGATGCAACTCTTCGTCAACGAGACGCTCGGCGAGACATGGGAAGTCGTCGGCGAGCGCACCGATGAGCATGCGCTGCAATCGCGTGCCGAAGACTACCCGCTGAAGACTGTGCCGGCGGGTGGCCTGATCCTGACGGCGGGCGTGGACGTGCAGCGCGACCGTTGGGAAATCGACGTGTGGGCGTGGGGGCGCGGCTTGGAGTCCTGGCACGTCGACCACCATGTCATCCATGGCAATCCTGCGTCCGAAGATGACTGGGCGCCGGTCGCGGCCTACCTGTCGAGCCGTTACGTGCAAGCTTGGCACGGCGGCTCGATGGGGTTGAGCGCAATTTCCATCGACTCGAGCGACCAAACGCAGGCGGTCTACAACTGGGTGCGCAAGACGCAGCACCAGCTTCCGAGGCTGCGCGCCATCAAGGGGCGCGGCGAAGAGAACGTGCCCGTCCTTGGCCCCAGCAGCCCGCAGGAAGTGCGGTGGAACGGCACAAAGATTCCCAACGGCATCAAGCTGTGGAATGTCGGCATCGACTCGGCGAAGGACCTGTTGCTCGGGCAGCTCGCCATCGAGAAGCCGGGGCCGGGCTTCGTTCACTTCAGCCAGGAGCTGCCGCAAGAGTGGTTCGAACAGCTCACGGCCGAGCAGCGCATCCTCGTGAAGGTCAACGGGAAAGAAGCCTACCGTTGGGTCAAGCGCAGGCCGCGCAACGAGGTGCTCGACAACCGCAACTACGCACTGCACGCCGCCTTCGGCCTCGGCCTTCACAACTACACGGACAAGCGTTGGAGCGACCTCGAGGCCTCAGTGCAGCCTGCTCGTGATCTCTTTACCCCGCCGGCTTCGCTTCAGCTCAGCACAACCGCGGCACCGCCAAGGCTGTCGGAAGCAGTCGCGAGCACCGGTGCGTCCGCTTCGACTGACGTAGATATTTTTTCTCCCATTGCACTGACCTGAACATGATGGACCTGATCCCAAACGACGAACCTATTGCCATCATCGAAGAGGAGGCGCGCGCGATGGCGCGGTGCTTTGGCGTCACTGCACCTGAAGAGGCTGCAGCGTCCCTGGTTGATCGCATACTGCTGAGACTCGGCGGCGCGCATGTATATCTACCGCGCCGAAGCGCCCGCGCCCGAGCGCGCACACAGGTTGAAATCGTCGCCCGATTCAACGGCAGCAACCTGTTCGAGTTAGCACGTGAATACGCAATGAGCCCTCGGCACCTCCGCCGGATCATCGCCAAGCAACGTACGGGTAAGTCGTCGCCCGGCCCCGGTTAGCGAAAATCAAGGCTGTGCCGAAAGCCAGGGCGTCGGCTACATTTCGTAATACTGTCGGCACGGTTGCCTCACAGTTTTTACGGTGGAAATCCAATGCGCCCTGTTGAAGGTGGTCCCTTGTCGGGGCTCGAGGCATGAGCAAGATTGTCGCCCGGAGTCCTGCTGTCGAGGCGGTGGCGTTTGTAGATTGGAATTCTCAATTACTTCTTACGGGTCGAAATCTCCAGTTCGATCCGGAAGCCGCCGCTAAATCTGCCTTTGAACAAACGACTCGCCGAATCGCATCATGTCTAAGTTCTGTTGCCCCAGAACTTCGCTTCCGAGTTGTTCTGCGCTTGTATCATGGTTGGCACAAAGGCTATGAACCCACTGCTAATAGAAAAGCAGCTAAAGTCGTAGTGGGAAGAGCCGATTTTTCTACGCTTTCCCCAAAACCAAATGTCATTTTTTCTCCGAATGTTGGATTTGGAGACCGATTGACTGCTTCCTTGGATCGACGTTTGCACGCAAGGTTAGCCGTGCATTTGCCAAATACGGTTAGAAAACGGTATGGTGACGAGTTAGAAGAAAAAATGGTTGACACGGCCCTGGTCGCAGATGTCGTTTCCACTGCATACCGCGAACCCCAGGATTGGATAGTGGTTGTAACCGAAGACGATGATTTGATTCCATCAATCTATGTGGCAGAGGCGGTGCTTGCCGCGTCCACCGGCCGGGCAGTGCTGCTGAGAAAAAGAAATCACATGGGGATGTTGAGCTTGGACGATCTCCTTATCGCGGACTAATATGAAAAAACAAGACCTACTTACGCAGCTTATCCCGTTCGGTGACATTGGAGAGGAACCTGTAAAAATCACCGAACAGGGCGATAAGTTTACTGTCAAAATGATTCGCGACGGTAAACCCATGAAGCTCTCGGTTGATGGAGTGAGCGGCAAAATTCAATGCACATGGGGTTCGTTTCCTGCGAGAGGGTTTGCGTCCTTTTCGGCTCTTCTAGCCTCTGAAATTTTCGCCAACTTAAAGCGTTGGGGCGATGCGCAAGCTCTGCTTTTGCGGGAGCTGGATGCTCCAGATAAATTATTGCCTTTCCAAGGCACGACGCACGATAAAAAACAACTAAGCTCTGTTGATGAAATCGATTCTTTACTCGGGGGGGTAGCAAGAAGCGAAGATTTTACGGAAATACTTCTGATTGATGGCCCGGCGGGCATCGGAAAAACAAGCCTTATCGAGCAGCTGGCGTTGAAGCGTGCAAGTGCCTACAAGACCGCCGCTCGGCCGCTAATCCTACATGTCAAAAGCCGAGGCAGAGTGTTGTCGAATCTGCAAGATCTTATGGCGTTTAGTTTGCAAACAATTCGCTCCCAAATTACTTACGACCAAATTCCGGTGCTCGCCAAGCACGGGTTGGTGGTCATCGCTATTGACGGATTCGATGAGCTCGCGGACCCCAATGGTTATGAGATGGCGTGGGCACAGCTAAGTGACTTAATCGCATTTATACGTGGCAAGGGCACACTGATTTTGGCAGGTAGGGATACGTTCATTAATCGTTCGCGATTGCTAGAAGACGTGGAGGTCCTTCGGGAAGGTAAGGATTCGGTGATTGGGCTCACCCTCGGTCCGCCGTTACCGGACCAAGCTAAGGCATGGCTGGCGAAGCAGCCGAAGCATCCGTGGACTCAGGAAAACTTTGAAATACCCTCGATTGCAGTCTTGCTAGAGCGCGGCTCATTCGCACTTCGTCCGGTATTTCTGCGCATTTTGGCAAAACACATTAAGCCGAAAGAACTGGAAGGTAAGCACGAGCGATATTTGACGCCGCTTTTGGTGAATGAAATGATTCGGCGCGAGGCAGGGCTTTTTGGAAAACCAATAAATGCAGTGCTGAATGAATCTCAGAGAGAGGGGTTTTTGAACAGCTTTCTTTGCGAAACCGCGCGACAGATGGCGGATTCGCAAGTGGAAGCGCTGGATGCTAGCGAAGTGGCGTGGATAAGTGAGGCAGCTCTTGAAGAAGGTTTGCCGTCAGAAGTCGTGGCGCTTATAAGAAATCGCGCCGGAGTCGTAGCTTTTTTTGTAAACGACGAGCGCAATGGCTACAAAACATTCTTGCATTCCTATCTAATGAATTATTTCCTCGCTCTTGTCGTCGTTGACGCAATTGGGCGAGGAGATATTCCGAAGTTTGTGCGAAGAAATCTGTTGGGTTCTGAGTTTCTTTCGGTGTTTTGCGATGTTGTTGCCGAAGCGGCGGTTGCTGATAAGGCGAAATTTGATCGATTCTTCGAAAAGGCCGCCGCGAGTTCTCTTTCCTACACGAGTGTCGATCGCGGACTACGGAATCTGGGAGCTTTAGCGCTAGCCGCCCTATCGGCTGTTATCCCCGGTGAAGAGTTGATTTTAAGAGAGTTTTCGATTGATGATGGAGTAATTCGGGGGATTTGCCCGGACTGCGTTTTGGAGAACTTTGAAATAAGCCAGCTTGACATCCGCGGTGCTGACTTGTCGTCTGTGACGTGGACGGGGGGGGCAATTTCGGGAGTTATTGCTGATTCGGCAATTCGAGTGTCACCATCATTTCCGCTGCCAACAAAAATTTCGCTGGCAGACGATACGGAGATCATAGGTGCAGAGGCTGTTTCGTCTTGGTTGGCAAGCAGAGGGCGTGATGCCGAATATGTCGATCAAACCGGGTTGGCAACTCTTCGGAGCAAACCGCTGTATCTATTGCTGATGCGAGCGGCTCGGCTGCGTCAATATTGGCTTCGAGCGGAGGCGGATGATTTTCAAGCCAGCAAAATACTCAATGACAGAGATTGGCCTGAACTGGCGAAGATACTGGTTGAGCGTGATTTGTTGCGCGAAGAGATTCGGCAGGCCTCTGGTCGATCATCAAAGTTTTTTCACATAAAGCATCGAGAAAGTATCCTTTCCGAATCAGTAGAAATCGAGGCGCTTGCTGGACTTTTCGAGGATATCCGAAAGTCTTGAGGCCGCGATTTGGAGTTTTTTGAGCATTGATGCGTAAAGAAAAGGTGGCGTAGCCGATGGTCACTTAAAGGTGACATTGTCCAGCGGAAATGTCCGCGATGACCTGTTGTCATTGCGTCCATGGGCATTTACCGCCATCTGAGTGTTGAAGAGTTGCAAGCGACGCGCACACGCCTGATGGCGTCGCTGCACGACCGACTCGCTTCCCCTACAGCCGCCGCCCACAACGGGCGCTCCATTCAGTACCAGCAAGACGTCGCTGAAATCCGCAAGGAAATCGCGGCGTTGAGCGAAGAGCTCGAAGCCCGCGGCGCTGGCGTTTCCGGTGGCACGGTGCGCGGCCCGATCTACATCGTTTGAAGATGAGTCGCCGCAACCGCCGTCTCATGCCCGCTGGCCCGCGCATCTCCGCGCCTGGCGCCAGCGGCACCGCAGGCGCAGGCATGAACGCGCACGAAGCCGCCTCAACCAACGACCTGGCCCTGCATGGTTGGAACCCCATCGCCGGCAGCGCCGATGCGGATCTGCTGCCCGACCTCGACACGCTGACTGCGCGCTCGCGCGACCTGGGCCGGAACAACGGCCTCATGGCCGGCGGCATGCAGACGATGCGCGACAACATCGTCGGATCCGTGCTGCGCCTCAGTGCGACGCCGGACTATCGCCTGCTCGGGTGGACGCGCGAGCAGAGCCGCGAATGGGGCAACGTCGTGGAGGCTAAGTTCCGCTCGTGGGCCGAGACCACCGAATGCGATGCAGCGCGCACGCAAAACCTGCTTGGCCTCACGCTGCAAGCCCTCGGCGGCGCCATGCTCAACGGCGACGCTTTGGGCTTGCCGCTGTGGTTGCCCCGCCCTGGCACGCGCTGGAACACGCGCTTGATGATGGTCGAGGCGGATCGGCTCGCCACGCCCCTGGGCCTCGAGCATCGCGACGACATCCGCAAGGGTATCGAGTTCGACCGCTGGGGCGCACCTGTGGCGTACCACATCCTCAAGCGCCACCCGGGGGACGTGTACGCGTTCGGCTTCTATGGCATGACGCGGGAAGCGCAGCTCATGGAGTGGGACCGCATTCCTGCGTTCACCGCGTGGGGCCGTCGCCGTGTCATCCACTTGCACGACAAGGAACGCACCGGCCAATCGCGCGGCAAGCCCGTTGTGACGGCCGTCATGCGCGAATTCCACATGGCCGGCAAGTACGCGGCGAACGAGCTGCAGGCCAGCCTTGCGAACTCGCTCGTTGCCGCGTTCCTCGAGTCGGACCTCGATCCAAACTCGGCCGCCGCGCTGTTCGGCGACAACCCACGCGATCAGTGGAATGCATCGGTGGCGCAAACCCGCAACATCCGCCAGCTCAAGGGCGCGGCGGTCATCCCGCTGCCCGCCGGCGCGCGGCTCTCCAGCTTCACACCAGGCCGCCCGAATCAGGCCTTCGAGGCCTTCATGCTCGCTTCGCTGCGGCACATTGCCGCCGGCATGAACCTGCCCTATGAACTGCTGCTGAAGGACTTCAGCAAGTCGAACTACAGCAGCGCGCGTGCCGCCTTGCTCGAGGCCTGGCGCTACTTCCACGGCCGCCGCCGCTGGCTCACCGACTACTGGCTTCGGGCCATCTACGAACTGTGGTTCGAAGAAGCCGTGAACGCCGGCGAGATCGAAGCGCCCGGCTTCTACGAAAACCGCTACGCCTATCTGCGTGCGCGCTTCATCTTCGGCGGCCGTGGCTGGGTCGACCCAGTGAAGGAGGCACAGGCCGCCGGGCTGCGCATCGAAATGGGCATCTCCACGCTCGAGAAAGAGTGTGCGGAGCAGGGCGACGACTACGAGGAAATCATGGATCAGCGCGCCATCGAGTTGCGCATGGCCGCCGACCGTGGCCTCAACACCGCGCAACCCATCGCCGTGGCTCTGGCTTCGGCCGGGCAGGGCAAGTCCGACGACGAAGAACAGCCTGGCACATCGCAAGGGCAGAACGAGGAAGCCGCCGCATGAAATACCCCCATCTCGCAGCGCGGATCTTCAACACGCCGCTGCTCATCCATCCGCAGAAGCTTGACGCCATCATTGCCGGCCTGAGCGACCGCTTGCTCGGCGCCATGCCGTTGATGGTTGCCGCGGCCGATGGCTTGCCCAAGCTGGCCCCGGAACTGTTCTCGACGCGGCGCGGCGAGCAGAGCGACCGCGGCTATCGCGTGGTCGAGGGCGTCGCGGTGCTCAACGTCAACGGCGCGTTGCTGCATCGCAGCCGCCTCGATGTGGCCGAGAGCACTTTTCTCGTGGGCTACAACGACCTGGCTGCCGACCTCGAGGATGCGATGAGCCATCCCGACGTGCACGCAGTGCTTCAGGTCTACGACAGCCCGGGCGGCGAGGCGCAGGGCGCATTCGAATATGCGCAGCGTGTGTTCGATCTGCGCGGTCGCAAGCCCATGCAAGCCATCGCTGACGGAATGGCGCTGTCGGCCGCCTATCTGGGCGCCAGCGCAGCTGACGAAGTGGCGGTTACCGCAACCGGCTATGCCGGCTCTGTGGGCGTGGTCTCGCGGCACGTCGACTTTTCGCGTGCGCTCGATCAGGACGGCATCACCGTGACGCACATCTTCGCTGGTGCGCACAAGGTCGACGGCAATCCCTATGAGCCGCTGCCCGCCGACGTGCGCAGTGCCTGGCAAGCCGAGATTGACGGGCTCTACACGATGTTTGTCGATGCGGTTGCGCGCCATCGCGGCATGGAAGCGGCAGCCGTGCGCAAGACACAGGCCGCCAGCTATTCCGGCGTCGCGGCCGTGGCTTCCGGCCTGGCCGACCGCATCGCGACCACTGACCAACTGATTTCCGAACTGGCCGCCCAACGCGGCCGGTCCTTCCCTGTCGGGCCGACCGCCCGATCCAACGCCAACGACAAAGGAGCTTCAATGTCTGGCAATTCCCCCAACGAGGCGGGCGGTCATCAAGCCGCAGCAGTCCCCGCCGGTGCCCCGGCAGTTACCTCCGCCTTCACACAGGCCAGCGTGGATGCGGCACGCGCCGAAGGCCGCGAAGAGGGCGCGCAGACCGAGCGCACTCGCGTGAGCGGCATCTTTGCGCACGAAGCCGCCGCCGGGCGCACGCAACTGGCCATCCAGTGCGTCACCAGCGGCCTGAGCGTCGAGCAAGCCGGCGCCGTTCTCGCTGCTGCACCGGTGGCGACCGCCGCGCCGGTGAATGCCTTCGCGACCGCAATGGCCGCGGTGGGAAATCCCGATGTTTCGGGCGTCGAGGCCGGTAGCGGCGCGCAGAACGACGAGGCCGCTCTCGCGAGCCAGATCGTCGCGAGCTTCCGCGGTTCGCGCTGATTCAACCATTCACAGGAGTTGCGAACATGAACTATCGCGCAAGTTTCTCGACGGAAGGCGTCTCTGCCTCCAAGGTGCTCGTGGCCGGCAACGCCCACCTGCTGGTCGGCCGCAAGGTCACGCTGCTGGCCGGCGCGGTCTACGCGGCCGGCACGGTGCTCGGCGTCATCACTGCTTCGAAGAAGCACACCGTCAGCGCCTCGGCGGCCACCGATGGCAGCGAAGAGCCGGACCTGATCCTGGCCGAAACGGTCGACGCCACCGCGGGAGACCGCGAAGCGCTCGGTTATGCACGCGGCGACTTCAACACGAGCGCGCTCGTGCTCGGCGCCGGCCACTCCGTTGCCAGCATCACCGAGGCCCTGCGCACCAAGGGCATCACCTTGCTGGCCGACGTGGCCTGACGCCCAGCACCCAGCAACCCAACCTTTCAATCAGGAGCAACTTTCATGGACATTTTTTCCATCGGCGTCCTCGCGCGTGTGATCGCCGAGCTTCCGGCCCCCGCGCCGTTCATTCTCAATTCGTTCTTCACAGCCATGCAGACCGAGACGAGCGAGGAAATCCACTTCGATGTCGAGAACGGTCGCCGTCGCCTGGCGCCGTTCGTCGCGCCCATCGTGGCCGGCAAGGTCGTGCAGTCGAAGGGCTTCGTCACCAAGACCTTCAAGCCCGCCTACATCAAGGACAAGCGCGTCTTCGACAGTTCGCGCCCCTTCAAGCGCGCCATCGGTGAGCGCATCGGCGGCGAGCTGTCGCCGGCGCAGCGCCTGCAGGCGTTGCTCGCTACCGACCTGCAGGATCAGCTCGAGATGCTTGCCCGCCGTCAGGAGGTGATGGCCGTGGAGGCGCTGCGCACTGGCAAGGTCACCGTCAAGGGCGAGCAGTATCCGACCGTGGTCGTGGACTTCGGCCGCCATGCCGACCTGACCGTCGAACTCACCGCCGGCGACCGCTGGGGCGAGGCCGGCGTCGACCCGCTCGAGGACGTGCAGGCTTGGTCGATGGGTGTCACGCAGCACTCGGGCGCGGCCGGCAACACGCTCATCATGGACGTGAAGGCTTGGCAGCTCTTCAGCGCTGCGCCTTCGGTGCAGAAGCTGCTCGACCGCTTCCGCGGCGCCGACAAGCTCAACGCCACGGTGACGGGCGAGGGCGGTCGCTACATGGGCAACATCGGCAACTTCGACATCTGGGTTTATGCCGGCTGGTACGAAGACCCGGACTCAGGTGCGCTGACGCCCTACCTGCCCGACAACACCGTGCTCATCACGAGCCCGGACCTCGAGGGCACGCGCGCCTATGGTGCGATCAAGGACGAAGAGTCCGGCTTTCAGGCCATGCCGTACTTCTCGAAGTCGTGGGTCGAGAAGGACCCCGCCGTCCGTCTGCTGCTGCTGCAATCGGCCCCGCTGCCGGTGCCGTACCGCGTCAACGCGTCGATGTCGGCCAAGGTTCGCTGAGGCCCTGAGCATGTCCGCACGCGCGCCCTTCGCCGAGATCGAAGCCATGGTGGATGCCGGGGTGCTCGGCCACCTGGCGAATGCCATCGCGACTGTGGCGGGTGTCGATGTGCCGGTCATCTTCGATGTGCCGTCCGCGCAGTCTTTCGACGGGCAGATCGACGCCAGCGCACCCGAATGCAGCGGCGCTGCCGATCTGCTCGCGAATGTTGAGCGCGGAGACGCCATCGTTCTGCGCGGGCGCAGCTACGAAGTGGTGACTGCGGAGCCCGATGGCGCTGGATTCATCCGCCTCGTGCTGGGGAGCCTCTGATGCTGGCGCTCGAACCCGCCATCGTGCAGCGGCTGCGCGCGAACCTGGCCGAAGCCTGGACCGTGAAGGGCATGTTCTCCGACGCCGGAAAGCGGGAGCCCGACCTCTTTGCATCCGTGATGTTTGGCGACGCGGATGTGCCGGCCAGCGAGGTGCCGGGCGTGCTGGTGCGGCCGTTGTGGCTTGTCACGCTCGTTGGTAGGCGCGCCGATGCAGAGGCCGCGCCGCAGCTCGACAGCGCCTTCGCGCTCGTCATCGAGGTGCTTCACGGTTGGGCGCCCGGGCCAGTCGCCGGCCGGCGCTGGGAGCGTCTTCAACTGGTGCGCGTGAAGCCGCCACCTTTTCTCGAGAACGGCCTTGTCGGGATCGAACTCGCTTTTTCTACTTCCGCCCGCTTCGACGGGCAACCCTGAAAGGACATCGTTATGCCTATCTCGCACACCAAGACGGAACTGTCGGCCCCTCGCGGCCGGCTTCGTCTGGACATCATGAACGCCCTCGAGGAACTCACGGGCGAAGAAGAAATGGGCAACTGCCCGGCCTTCGTGCTGACCATCGATTCGGAAAAGGCCGAAGAATTCTCGGCCGAGAGCGCGGCCAGTGAACTCATCGGCACGCTGACGGGCAAGGTCAAGCGAACCGCCAAGATCACCTGCAACAACATGAGCATGGCGACCTATCAGCGCTTCCTCGCTGCGACGAGTGAAGTGGTGGTGCAGGCTGCCGTGGCGGTCACTGCAGAGCTGCGCGCCGTCGTGCCCGGCAAGATCTATCAGCTCGGCCAGACGGCTGCGAACCCTATCGGGGTGCGCAATGTCACTGCCGTGACCGTCAAGTCGGAAGACGGCACCACGCCCTATGTGGCGGGAGAAGACTTCAACGTCGATCCCGAAACCGGCGCGGTGCAGATCATCGCCGGCGGTGGCATCGCGGCGGGCGTCGTGCAGTTCGGCTATACGCCTGTGGCGGGCTCTTACACGCGCCTCAAGACCGGCGGCAACACCTCCTTCCTCTCGGCCATCCGTGTGGTCGCGGACAACGCGGCAGGCAGCAACAAGGACTGGTACATGCCCCGCTGCAGCCTCACGCCGTCCGGCGACCTCCCCATCGTGTCGAACGAAGTCGAGTTCGTGAAGGTCGAGTTCGACGTTGACGTTCTCAAGTCCGCGAACGCGGAGGCGGTCTACGTCGGAGGCCGGCCGGTCGCCTGATCGAACGCACGTCCCCGCGCATCGGCGCGGGGCGTGGTGACGCATGCGGCTTCGCGCAGAGGCTCCATGCGCCGCCATCGCCCCACCCATCTGACCCTCTCTCCCTGTGGCCATTAAGCCGATTCAGATTCTCATCAATGCCAAGGACAACGCGTCCTCGGTGTTCGACAAGCTGCAGCAGCGCGTGATCGCGTTCGCGGTGCTGGTGGCCGGCTACTTCGGCATTCAGGCCTTTGCGGGGTGGATCAAGGGCGGCGCCGACCTCGAGCAGGCACTCAGCCGCGTGCAGTCGGCCACGGGTGCCACCGCGGCAGAAATGCGGCTGCTGCGCAAGGCGGCGGTCGACGCTGCGGCCGATACCCGTTTCAACTTCACCCAGTTGGAGGCGGCGGGCGCGCTCGAGAACCTGGCGAAAGCGGGTCTGAGCGTCAAGGACGCCATTGCCACTCTGCCCGCTGCAATGCAGCTCGCCCGCGCCGGCGACATCGAGCTTGCGGGTTCGGCGGAATACCTGACCAAGATCGTCAACGGTCTGGGCTTGTCGTTTACGGAATCGGGGCGGGTGGCCGATGTGCTCGCAAAGGGCGCCAACGCGACGAACACCAGCGTGACCGGCCTGGCGCAGGCGCTCAGCTACGCGGCGCCCCTCGCCAACACGCTTGGCCTCGGCCTTGAGTTCACGGTCGCGATCATCGGCAAGTTTGCCGACGCCGGCATCGACGCCAGCCGCGCAGGTACTGCCCTCAACAGCATCCTCGCCCAGTTCTCCGACCCGGCCAGCAAGTTCCGCACGGAACTGGCCGCGGCGGGGATTACGTCGACCAATTTCGAGAAAGCGCTGCACGAGCTTGCCGCGGCCGGACCGGCAGGCCAGCGTGCTATCGCTGCGGTGGGGCAGGAGGCCGGTCCGGCATTGCGTGCCCTGCTGAATCAGGGGGTCGGCAAGCTCGATGAGTTGAAGAAGTCGCTGCAGGATGCCGGCGGCAGCGCTGCGGCCACGGCGGCCATCATGCAGGCCAACCTCAACGGTGCGCTCGCGAGCCTGCGCACCGCGTGGGATTCAGCCACCAATGCGCTGACCACGCCGGTTCTGCCGGTCCTGAAAGAAGGCGTCGAGCAGCTCGCGGGGGCGCTGCGCGGGGCCGTTGCAGACGGCACTATCGGGCGCTTCGGTTCGGCCATCGCATCCGCGTTCCAGAGTGGCATGAAGTGGGTGCGCGAGTTTCTCGGCACCGTTGACTTCGCCGCTGTCACAGCGCGTGCTCAGGCCTTCGCCGAGCGCATCGGCGCGCTGCTCGACAGCTTCGGGCAGAAGGCGCAGACCACGAGCAACATCGTCCAGACGGTCTGGGGTGTCATGGCCGGCGGCGCGAATGTCGTCCTTGCAGCGATGTTCAAGATCGCTGAGGGCATGGCGAACGTGGTCAGCGCCGTGCAGTCTGGGCTCGCGACCATCATCTCCGGCCTGGCAAAGATCACCTTCGGTGATCTTTCGACCGCGTTCAAGGCCGCTGCCGAAGAGGTGCGGCTCTCGGCCGAGGCCACCGGGGCCGTGGCCGATGCGTTCGGCGCAAAGGCTGGAGAAGCATTCGACCGCGCCGCAGAGGGTGCCGAACAGGCGCGCGCCGGCTGGGCGGGCCTGACCGGCAGCGCCGAAGCCACCACCGCGGCCGCCGCCAGCAGTGCGGCGGCGTTCACGAACATGGCTGCGGAGATGAAGGCCGCGGGCGAGAGCGCACAAGACGCCGGGCAGAAGGCCGCCGGTGCGGCCGAATTGCAGCGAGCAAAGGCGGAGGAAGCCCGCGCGACGGTCGAGCGCTTGCGGGCGGAATATGCGCAGGCCATCGCTACCGGCAACCTTGAGCTCGCCGCCCAGAAGCTTGACGAGCTGAAGAAGGCGAATCTTGCGGCGGCCAGCTCGGCCAAAGAGAACAGCAAGGCTCAGGAGCAGGCGGCCCTCGAGATTGCCGCGGCGTTCTCCCGCGCTGGCATCGAGACGAAGGCGTCGCTCGAGGTTGCCGCCAAGACCGCGCTTCGCGACTACGAAATCATCCGTGACAGTGGTCAGGCAACCGCCATCGGTCTTGGCGAGGCTTGGAAGAGGGCGGCCGAGGCGGCCATCGCGGCAGGAAATGGGGTGGCGCCCGGCTGGGTGCAGGCACAAGCCGCGATGCGCGGCTTCGAGGTCGTGCTCGACAGTGCGGGGCGCTCGACGGTCAAGCTGCGCGACGCGCAGAACGATGCAATGCAGTCGGCACACGGCCTGGCCGGCGCGCTGCGCGAGGTTACCAACGCACGCGAGCGCGACATCGAGTCACGCGAGAAGGCCAACGCTCTAAAGGAGCGCGAAACCGCGCTGGAAAACAAGCGCCTCGGTCGGGACGCGAACGGCTTCTCGACGGACAAGAACGGGAAGACCGTTGTCGCGGGCAGCGACCTCGGCACCTTGACCGGCATTGCCGCCTTCCTCAAGGCGGCCGGTATCGAAGACCAGAAGAGGGCGCGAGAAATCGCGCTGGAATTCGCCGACGCGAAGGGCGACATCCCATTCTTCAACAACCCAGGCCAGAAGAAGTATGCGGACGGCGGAACGCTGAGCCAAGCGCTGATGAAGGCGGCCGAGAAAGAAACCTTCTTCGGCAACGGGAAGTCGGCGACCTCGATCCCAAAGCCCGAATCGAATCGCACCGTGAACCTGCACCTGAACCTCAATGGTCGGGAATATGGAACGGTAAATACCGATGCCGCCGGCGCGAATGCCATCGAGGGGCTGCTCGCGCAGCTCGGTGCGGCAAAGGGCACCTCTTCCAGCCGACTGGGCAATTGACATGGCCGCACCGAAGTTTCACGTCCTTGGCGCCCTGCAGATTCCGCGCGGCATGGTCTGGTCCGATGAGTTCGGATGGAACCCCGTCGAGAAGAGCCTCGAGTATTCCGTGGCGGGCGCGGCCCTCATCGATGCGGGTGTGCGCTTGGCGGGCCGGCCGATCACGCTGCAGGGCGAGGCGGACGCGGGTTGGATCAAGCGCGGCGGCCTCGTCGCGCTGCAGGCGCTCAACGCCGGCGACCCGGTGGGCGAGCACATCCTCCTGCTGGCCGATGGCCGCAGCTTCACCGTGCAGTTCGCGCCCGGCCTGGCAGTCGAGGGAAAGCCGCTCGCACGCCCCGAACTGCCCGCCGAGGACTACCCCTATATCGCCACCGTGCGGCTCATCACCGTTTGACCAATGACCATTTCTGAATCCGATATCAAGCTCGTCGCCACGCAGGTGATGGACGACGTTCCCGAAGGCGGCGGCGCGCCGACTTCCACCGTCATCGTGGACGGCAAGGCCAATGCGATCTTCAAGGACATCTCCGCGGTGGACCGCGCGCGCGGTGACGTGTCCATCATGAAGATCGCGGCGACGATCCAGACCCTGAACACCGACACCGCCCTCGGCGGCCTCGTCATCATCTCGCGTCCGCCGGCCGATCCGAACGTGAGCCCGGCGCTGTTCTACACCGGCGACTTCTTCGACCGACGCGCGAGCATCCAGAACCGCATCGAGGCGTACACCGCGCCCGGCGAAGAGTTCAACGGCTGCATGCTCTCGAATCACGTTCAAGGGCAGCGCTCGCTTCAAATCTTCCAGCGTCCCGGCGCCACACCGCCCACGATCAACGGCACGCTGCAGATCAGCGGCGGCGGCAAGACCGAATACGTGCGCGTGTCCGATGTGGCGGTGGAACAGCGCACGTACAGCTACAGCACCGGTGGCTCGTTCGTGGACTATGCCGCGCAGGTCTGCATCTGCGAGCTGCTGGACGGCCTCAAGAACGACTACGCCGGCTCGACCGCAAGTCGCCTCTTCGAGCGCTCCGCGACGGCCGCAGCGGTTAACCGGATGCTCGTGGCGAACGCCGCCAAGTTCTACGGCATCGCGAAGCTGGTTGCGCCCGTGAGCACCGGCGACCTGTCCGCCAAGGTCAACACCATCAGCACGCAGCTCGTGCCGAGCGCGACCACCGAAATCCCGCTCGTGGACATGTCGGCCGCCGGGTCTTCGGCTTCGCTCATTGCATCAGGCTCGGGTACGGTGTCGCTGAACACCGGCGTGGTGTTCGGCCCGAATTCGATCATCGCCTTTGGCAATCCCGCCTATCCCGGGTCGCTGTCGGTGGCGACTTCGGCGGGCACGCTGGCTGACGACGGCGGGCGCCTGAAGCTCGGCGCCCTGACTGTGGGCAGCGTGAACTATGCCGGCGGAGCGATGACGCTCGCCAGCGACGCGCCCACGATCACCGGGAACAAGACGATCACCTTCCGTCCGGCGGGCGCACCCATCGAACTGGCCGACTCGACCTCCATTGCGGTGACCGTGGAAAGCCGGCGCATCAACTACCCGTTGACCATCCTGCCGCCGCCGGCACCTGGCTCGCTGCGCGTGGCCTATCGGGCGGGCGGCAACTGGTACGAGCTGGCCGACGACGGCGGCGGTCGTCTCTCGGGCACTGATTCCAGCATCGGCAGCGGCACCGTGGATTTCGTGACCGGCACCGCCTTGCCGACGCTCGGGAGCCTGCCCGACGTGGGCAGCGAAGTCATCTTCACCTGGGCCGCGAATTCGAACTACAAGGACCGCAGCGGCACGCTCACGGCTGCGGTGTCCATCCGGCTCGCGCTCGACAATCAGGCCGCCCAGTCGGGCACCGTGTCGGTGGACTGGAACGACGGCACGGCGCGGCATGCCAGCGATAACAGCAGCGGTGCGCTCGCGGGCGATGCGTCCGGCCCGGTGTCCTATGCGTCGAGCACCATCGAGCTGCGGCCCAATGTGTTGCCGGCCTCGGCCGTAGCGTTCACGGTGGGCTACAGCCACGGCGACCCGGAGACGAAGACCTTTCAGGCCCCGGCACGCGATGTCGATGGCGGCATCACGCTCAACCTCGGCAAGACCAACATCGCGCCGCATTCGCTGTCCCTCGACTGGAATCTCGTCCTGATGTCCACCGGCGGGGTGCCGGCCGATCAGTGGGTGCCGCAGAACTTCGCGTCCACCAAGACCGTGACCGACAACGGCGCGGGCAAGCTCGTGGACGGGCTGGGCGTGGAGTTCGGAACGATCGATTACCTCTCCGGTATGGCGAAGCTCTACCCGGAGGCCGTCGTCAGCGTGGCGGTGCCGCAGTGGGCCGTCAACCCGCAGGGCGTGCTCGGCACGGTGCTCTCGCCGAACCTGCCCGGCTTCTATCGCAACACCCTGACGGGCTACACCTATGCGGTGCTCAACGCCACGTTGCCGGCCGACTCGACCGCGCTTGTGGCGGCGAATTTCCGGGTGGCGGGCGCCGGCACGACGAAGAGCCAGACTTTCAATCAGCCGAAGCTCTCCATCAAGCTGCTGCCGAACTTCAGCGAGGCCGGCGTGCCTGGCTCGGTCAACTTCGCTTTCGCGGGCAAGACCTACTTCGACCGCGCGGGCAGTCTCTATACCGACCTCGACCCCGCCACCGGCGCGGCATCGCTGGCCGGCACCTACGACTACGCGACGAACATCGCGTCTCTAACCACCTGGCCGGCGTCGGCATCGAGCGCGGTTGTCGTCAACAGCCTGTTGACCTCGCTCGACAGCCAGCCGGTGGAGTACGTCGTCTTCCGCACGCCGGTTGCACCGGTCAGTCCGGGCTCGTTCCAACTCCTGGCGACCAAGCTCAACGGCGGCACGATCAACGTCACGGCGGACGGCGCGGGCTTCATCAACGGCACGAACGTACACGGCACCTTCGATGCTGCGACGGGCGTCGGCAAGGTGCGCTTCGGTGACTGGGTGACCGCGGCGGGTAACGAGGGTGCTGTGTGGTATTCCGCCGATGCGGTCGGCAGCGACGGCAAGATTTGGAAGCCGGTCCCCGTCTTCGCCAGCACGATCCGCTACAACGGGGTCGCCTATACGACCTTGCCCGTCGATGCGACGCTGCTCGGCCTCGACCCGGTGCGCCTTCCTCCCGATGGCCGTGTGCCGATCTTTCGCAAGGGTGAACTCGTCGTTATCCACAACACCAAGCGCATGCCGGCGGCCGTGGTGTCCAACGGGCAGACGCTCGATGTCGGCCGCGTGCGCCTCTCGCGCGTGCGCATCGTCGGCGCGGATGGCGCGACCATCGACACGGGGTACTCGCGCAACCTCGATGCAGGCACGGTGACCTTCACCGACGTGTCGAGCTACGTGCAGCCGGTCGCTATCGAAGACCGCATCGAAGACCTGCTGACCGTCTCCGACGTGGGCATCGATGGTCGCCTGGCCTTCGCTGGCCGCGTGACGCACGACTTCACCGCCGGCGACAGCTACGTGAGCAGCGCGCTGCCGATGGGCGATGTGAAGGCGCGCGTGTCGCTGCTGTTCGATCAGCAGAGTTGGTCGGGTGCATGGTCTGACAGCCTCATCGGCAGTGCTGCGGATGCGACGTTCAACGACATCGATTTCCCGATCACGGTCATGAACAAGGGCGCGGTCACCGAGCGGTGGCGCATCCAGATCAACGCCGGCGGCACCGCCTACAACCTGATCGGCGAGCACGTCGGCCAGATCGTGACGGGGCAGAGCTTGGCGGCGGACTGCTCGCCTGTCGGCCCCTCGGGCGTGCCCTACATGACGATCCCCGCCGCCGGCTTCGGCTCGGGCTGGGCGGCCGGGCAGCTCATCCGCTTCAACACGGTGGCCGCGACCTTCCCCTTCGTACCGATCCGCACCACCCAGATGGGCGCCGAGACGGTGCTCGACGACAGCTTCGAAATTTTGGTCCTCATTGGCGTGGACCGCCCCTAACGAGATAGCGAGAGCAAAAGCATGACTTCAGTTGTCGATACCAGCGTCAAGCACTTCACAAGCCAAATGACGGGCGCCACTACTCTCTCGGGTACGGCCGGCTCTCTCATCGCGCTCTTGGATGCGTGCTTAAAGGACGGCTTTGATATCAAGACCCTGTCTTCGCTGACCGTTGCCGGCGGCGTCGCCACGGCGGCTTACACGGGCGCGCATTCGGCCACCGTCGACTCGGTGGTATTGATCGCGGGGGTGACCGGCGGGCCGACTGGTTTCGCTGGCCTCAACGGCGAGCAGAAGATCACGGCGAGGGCGCCGGCCGGCAACAGTGTCAGCTTCGCGACGGCGCTCCCGGATGGCACGTACACGGGCACCGTCACGATGAAGATGGCGCCCTTGGGGTGGACGAAGGTCTATGCCGGCACGAACAAGGCCGTCTACAAGAGCGCGGACCCGAGCAGCTCCGGGTGTTATCTGCGCGTCGACGACAGCGGAACCACAACCGCGCGCGTGATCGGCTACGAGTCGATGACCGACGTTGACACCGGCGCGGGGCCGTTTCCGTCTGCGGCCCAGATCGCGGGCGGCGGCTACTGGGCAAAGAGCACTGTCGCCAGCGCGGCCGCCACGCAGTGGATGCTCTGCGGTGACAGCAAGGCCTTCTTCTTCACGAACGCGGCCGCACTGCCGAGCAATTCGGGCTACCTGGGCACCGTGACTCGCGGCTTTGGAGATCCGATTACCCAGAAGCCTGGCGGTGACCCTTATGCGTGCTTCATGAACTGCAGCCTGTTGAATGTCGCGAACGGGAGCATCGACGGGGGCTTTGACCGCCGTTGTGACGGCACCAACAATCAGACCTTCTCGCCACGGACGCATACTGGCCTGGGTTCCGCTGTGGCTCAGTTCGCGCGCACCATGACTGGCAGCGCCTCGCTGTCGTCAGGGCAGGATTCAGCCTTTGGCATCTTTCCGAACGAGTGCGTGGATGGCGCGATCCGGCTCAGTCGGCGCGCGATCGTGCAGGTCGGTTTCGCCGGCATCCGCTCCTTCGTTCCGGGCGTCTATCACATCCCTCAGGACCGGCTCGCCGGCTCCTTCAACAACTTCGACAAGTTCACGGCGACGGATGGCCGGAGGTTCATCCTGATGTTGACCTCGAATCAGTCGCTCGACACCACATCGAGCGCTACGTTCGGCGCGGTTCCCGTCGACATCACGGGGCCGTGGCGCTAAAAGATGGCAACGGTCGATCTGGGCAATTTCGTCACGGTGGACTACTCGGCCGCCGCAGGGGCTACTGCGCCCGCGACGGCCTATGCCAACTGGGCAGCGGAGCTGGGTGTCTCGCCGACTGCCACTCTCTACGCCATGGACGCCGACGACGGCTCGTGGGCAGTGAACTTCGCTGCCTCGCCGATGAGCAACTCGCCCATCATCACCGGAATGGTGTCCTCAGAAGGCGGTGTGGGCTTCTACAAGAAGGCACCGGTCAACACTGCAGGGCTCACGGTCACAGCGATTCCGAACGTGAGCCGGATGAACCTGTTGACGGACAGGCCCGATGTGCTGTTCACGTTCCACCCGCAGGCCGACCTGAAGAGCGTCGGCGTGAAGCTGCAGCGCGCGGGAACAACCACCATCATCGGTGGCAGAGTGCAGCTGTACACGAGCACGACGACACCGGTCAATGTCGCGGACTTTGCGATGCGGCTCAACGGCAACGCCAGCATCGTGCTGATCGTTTCCGTCCCTGCAGGTGACACGCCTGTTCCTTTGTACGTCATGGACGGCACGGTCAATCTGGCCGGTGCACTCATGGACACGGTGGCCGCCGGCACCACCCGGGAGATCACGGCTGCGGTCACGTACACCGCTTCAGCCATGAGCATGGCGCACCTCGATGACCTGAAGGTGGTGAACTCGCTGGCCTGGACCGGCACGCCCGTGGCCATGCGCCTCTTCGGCGATGGTCGGGTCAGCCGCAAGAACTACACGTTGGGCGACCTCGGACAGAGCATCGGGCGGGTTCGGGGCTTCACGTTGGACTACGTGAATCCTCTCAACAAGCCGTATCCCTGCCGGGTGCGACTGGTGCGCGAAAGCGACGGACTCCAGATTCGCGAGGTGTGGTCGGGCGCGGATGGCTCTTATGACTTCCAGTTCGTCGACGAAATGCAGAGCTACACCGTCATCGCCTACTACCTGGCGCACGGAAAGCGCGCCGTCGTGACGGACGGCCTGACGCTTGCGAATGGCAAAGTGGAGCTGATGCCATGAATGTGCTCGCCATCAACGCCATGTTGAGCGGGCCGGGCCTCGTGGTGTACCTCGACGCCGGGGCGCGGCTGCTCGTGTGCGGCGGGGTGCAGCCGGGCGAAGGCGGCCCCATCACGGTACTGCTGGCCGCTGCTGTGCTGGCGCTGCCCGCCGGCGCGGTCACGGATGGCCGGCTCGTGCTCGTGCAGGCCGACACCGCCGGCGACCTGGCCGTGGCGACCGGCATCGCGACGTGGGGGCGGCTGGAGAAGGCGGACGGCACATGGGTGGCCGACTTCAGCATGAGTGGCCCCTCGGGCTCGGGACAGGTGAAGCTCATCGTGCAGAACCCGCCCGAAGGTGACCCCGAGGCCAAGCTCTACCAGGGCGGAACCTTCTTCCTCGGCGAGGTGGCAATTGGCGGTTGATGACCTCATCTTTCGCAAGCCGCCGCTCGACGGCCCGCCGAACGTCCTCGTGTTCGGTGAGCCCGATGAGCCGAGCGGCGGCGCGGCCTATGCGTTCGGGCGCATCCCGCTGCCGGGCTTCTTCGTGTCCGGTGGCGTCACCGCGACGATGCCGCCGCTTGCCACGGCCACGGGCCGCATTCCGCTGCCGGTGTTCATGGTGCGCGGGGCCGCGAAGTACGCGAGCGCGGTATCGCGCCCGCTCGTGGGCAAGGTGTCGAGCGGCTGGCAGGTGGCGCGGCAGATCGAGGGCGGCGCGGCGGCGAAGCATCAGAGCGCCCAGCGTGCGCGCGTCGGGCGTGTGTCTGCCTGGCAGGACGCGGCGCCGGCCTCGGCCAGCACGTCAACCGTGTGGCAGGACTCGCTTCGTGCGCGTGCTGCTGCCGCTGCGCGGTATCAGGCGGCCCGGCAGCTCGAAGCCGCCACCGGCGCGCGGCATCAGGAGGCGGTGCGCGCCCGCTCGGCCGCTTCGGTGCGCTGGCAGGAGGCCCGGCGTCTGGCGCCGGCGCCCGTCGGCGTCCGCTATCAGGAGGCCGAGCGCATGCGCCGCGGCGTGCGCGTGAGCTGGCAGGAAGCGGCACGCGCGCAGGGGCGCCACGCCGAGCGCTTCGGCGCCGCGCTGCAGGTCGATGTTGGCCGCGTGTCTCGCTGGCAGGCGGCCATGTACCCGCTACCCGGCCGCTCGGTCATCGAGCCGCCCATCGAATCCCCGTGCTACGTGCCCTCGACAACCCTTGTCTTTCGCGAGCGGCAGCAGCACGCGACCACGCTCATCTTTGTTTGCGAGCGGCACGGGCCGCCGCCCGGCACCGGCGAAACCGTCGTGGTGCCAGTCTTGGAGGTTTACACCGTGCAGAACAGCA